GTCGAGTGCACCGTTACCTAGATGTCAAATAAATCAACATTTAGGGTCAAGGACGTTAATCCTTGTCGGTCCAAGGTAGAGACCAAACTACCCATGCTGAATCTCACAGCATGTGACAACCTTAAAGAGTGTGTTGAGCTGCTTGTTACCGTATATGAGATGTACGGTTTCGATAGTAAAGGCTATAAGTTAAGCCCAGCTCTGACACACTACCGGAACCTCTGTGCTGAGGTTAAAGAGACTGATCCCTGGATACCAGTAATGAAATACAGTTTGGCGGCCTTTGCTGCCTATTACTGGAATCAGGATCTTCCGGTTGCGCCGTTTTCGCGTAAAGTCTCTCACTTCCCTGGTACACTGTTGCCTGGAAGAGCTGATCGATGGGTGAAAAGCCTCACAAGGAGGAATAGCCCGTTGCTTCAGTCTTTTCTGGCGACCATACAGTGTGGCAGTAAAGGCGGTTGCCCCCGGCCTGGGAAAGAGAAGTGTAACGAATCTATAGAGAAGTGGAAGAAAGATCTTTTCTGTAGTCCTGAAGAGTTTCACGCACGAAGGTTCAGACAGATGTCTGAGTCCGACCTAGTGGCTCTTAAAGAACAAGCAGCGTCAGTGGGGGCTAGTCCCCCATATGTCGATGGCATGTCTGAAGTGTCCCGTTCCCAGACTCTCTATCAAAGAGAGCGATGGGGCGAGTTCTTCGACGTCCATGCGATTGAAGCTGAAGTTCAAAGGACTGTGGATGAGATCTTTGGAGAGAAACAAATGAGTTTGGACGAATTTATGCGTCCTACGTTTCCATCTACTTCTGCCAACTATATTCGTTCACGTTCTCGATTCGGAAGTGTTGGTACTGTCCTAGATGATCCCGTTTTTAAATCTTTATCTGACGGGTTGAGCTTTGAGAAGCTCGTAGAACAGGAGGAGATTGATGACGTTCGATTGTGGGACGAGGCTCAGGGCGGGTTTGTAGATCAGAAATTTCATCGTTTTAATTTCTCTGGTCTTTACGACAGAGTTCGCATTCTTCATGACCATGCTTTTTCTAAAGCTTTGGAAGAAGAAGCGACTGTCGACCCCGTGGCCCTTGCAGAAGCACTAAAAGTCCGACTAATTACAAAGTGCCCGCCGTGGCTCATGTATACTCTGGCGCCTGTTGCAAGTTGGATTCGAGGTGAGATGCGAAAGCACCCTACTTTTATCCTTACTGGCAAAGAGGTGACTGAGGAAATCGTGAGTGAACGGCTGGGCCATTGTAAGAAGGGGCAGAAATTCTGCTCTGGTGACTATAAAGGTGCAACAGATGGGATGAAAAGTTTTGTGAGCGAAGCTGTCGCTCGATCCCTCTGTCGTGGGCCTCTGAGGAACTTGTGCTGTCATTATCGCGGGTTAGATGCGATGTTGTTACGTGGTCTCACCGGTTTCAAGCTCGCTGATGGATCAATGCAATGCAATGGACAATTGATGGGAAGTATAATTTCTTTTCCCGTCTTGTGTATTGTCAATGCAGTGATCTGTCGTGTTGCGCTTGAAGTCGGCCAGGAGAGAAAGATACTCCTTAAAGACACGAACCTCCTAATAAATGGAGATGACTGCTTGTTCCGCACAAATGAAGTAGGCTATAAGGCATGGCAAAGCATCTCGAGGTCTGTTGGCCTCTTTCCAAGCGTAGGGAAAGTCCTTTGGCACAAAACTATCGCGCAAATTAATTCGCGAAATTTTGAGTTTAAGAGACAGCCCCACATTAACGCTAAGGGAGAGAAGGTTTTATGCAAGCAGGTTCCTGTCGTTATGATGGGTATCTACATGATGTTAAAACGTTCTAGCTCCTTTAGTGGTAATGCACAGGGAAGAGACACGGACTCGCTGAGTTCACTGGGTAGCAGGATTCGGAAATTTTTGAATCTAGCGCCGAAGGAACTGAGAGATGTATTACAACGGAAATTTATGATAAACAAAATCATTCCGAAACTGAAGAAGCTTCAGATTGATTCTGTACCGTGGTATGTGCCGGCTACTTATGGCGGACTGGGTTTACCATTACCTCAAGGCAAGGATCTAAGTAAAAAAGATCGTGATTTTTGCTATGAGATAATGAAGAAAGGTTACACTGTACTTAATGAAAAGACAGAGCAGATGTGGGACACATATCAGCTGGTCGTCAGAAGGCTTCGGGAAAGTGGGGTCAAGTTGACCTATAATCCACATCCTGATTCCGACTTAGGCCTTGGTAACTTTTATATGTCAGAACTCTTTCTTTCCAAATGGAAAGTGATTAATATGAGTTTTGGCAATCCTCTCTTAAATCGAGAAACCCAGAAATTTCTTCGTGTGAACGGAGCACTTTGGAAGCGCTCTCAATCTCGTCGTATCGCCAGAGCTCCTCATGGATTTGATCCATTTGAAGTAGAGCCTGGACAATTAACGATAAACGGCTGCGAAGATAAGGTACAAAGTTATGAAGAACAGAAGCGTCTCTTCTATAGTCCCTGGACTATACGATCGCCAATTGGCGCTATCGTAAACCAAGAGGATTATGAAGATGAGCTCTTTACCCGAATGGGCAGTTGGGATGTTCTTGAACACGAAGGCGATATTGAAGACTATGATCATGATGATCAAT